ATAAGAAAAATGGATGGGGGACATTTGTCTACTGTTCCCGTCAGGAGGTAAGTGATTATTTTGATATGATTAATAAAGACTGTACTGAATTTTTATAACTATGGCAAGATTTCTGTTTAAGTATGAAGTTTACATTATCGACTATCTCCCGTTACCAGATAATGCGATTATATTTGATATTGGTTGTTCCTACGGGGAATATACCTCGGAGGTTATCCGTAAGATGGGCAAGCGTCCCTTCTCTGTTCACTGTTTTGATCCTGTTAAGGATTTCTGCGATAAACAATGCGACCTGTTTGGGCATATCCCAGGGATCAGGATAAATAATTTTGGATTATACAACGAGAAGAAAGAGAGTATCTTCTATCGTATCAATGCACCTGGCAATGAAGCCTCCGAGGGATGTTCCTCGCTATGCCTGAGACCGGACTTCATAACACAGAAATGGCCGTATGTACCGACAATGGTTAAGTTAGACACCTTGGATAACTACATAAAAGAAAGGGCAATCAAGCATATTGACCTGATGAAGATCGATGTCGAGGGTGCAGAACTGGGTGTCTTTCAGGGTGGACGGGAGATGTTTGCCAATGAATTAGTCGATGTCATTCAATTTGAATATAATTCTTGTCTTCGGGATATGGGTGTAATGATGGCAGATATAATTAAGTTCATTGAACCGTTTAACTATTCGCTTTGTGATTTTCTTGGCGATAAACCGTTCAACTATGACCTCGATGAATACCCTGACGGGAGGTTCGTCAGACTTACATCATTCATTGACGACTATGGTCATCATAACTATTTTCTAATTAACGACACTTATCTCGATAACCTATGATAATAGAAATTTATGCCTTGTGTCATCAGGACGCACAGATGTTACCATATTTCATGCGGCATTACTCGCAGTATGGTCAGGTTCATCTCTACGAAGGTCATTCAACAGACGGATCTGCTGAACTGGCCAGATCACTCGGAGCAAATATTGTTCCTTACGACACGGGTAACGAGGTGAGGGATGACCTGTTTATCAACATGAAGAACTTCTGCTGGACGAACTCCCAGGCTGACTGGGTGTTCATAGTCGATATTGATGAGTATATCTATCATCCTAATCTCGTGGAATATCTCAGGACGCTGGATGATACTATCATTGCATCACAGAACTATATAATGTTCTCAGATGTGTTCCCGACAACCGAGGGACAGATTTATGACGAGGTACAAATGGGTGCAAAATGTGTCTTCCCTTCTACCAGTAAGATGAGCATGATAAAACCACGACAAGTAACAAATATCTATTATGAACCTGGCGCACATATAGCACACCCGGAAGGGAACGTAAAGATTAACTATACAAGTGAGATAATACAACTACACATGAAATGGCTCTCGGTGGATTATGTCGTAAAGAAAAACACTTATCTGCGATCCCGGATGAGTGAGGTAAATAAACGGTATGGTTGGGGGTATCATACTGATGACGGTTATAAAGAGGTAAAAGCATATTTTGATGAGATGCGTCCACAGTTAATAAAAGTAATATGAAACTGATAGTTATCGCTGCCGCTTACGAGAAACCTATTCATTTACGCAGTCAGATTGATAGTTTTATTCTTCAGACAGATCCCAACTGGGAACTTAGGATAATACATGATGGGCCGGCATCTGATGAGATGAAAAGTATTATTTCTCTGTATGATGATCCGAGAGTGATATTTATTGAGACTGCACAAAGAACCGGCTTATGGGGGCATCTCAATCGCAGATGGGCATTGCAACAACTACCCGATAGTGAAGATTATGTCCTGATAACGAATGACGATAACTACTACGTTCCGAGATTTGTGGAGTTCTTTCTGGAGCAGTGTGATCCGGATGTTGGGATTGTCTATTGCGACACCGTTCATTCCTATCTTAACTACGATGTGATGAAGTCCGAGATGAGAGCAAGCCATATAGACTCAGGGGCATTTATAGTTCGTCTGGATGTTGCCAGCAAGGTGGGATTCCTTCACGTACACGAGCAGGCAGACGGCAGGTATGCCGAGAGATGTGCAGAGGAATGTATCAAGCAGGAACTAAAAATTGTATATATAGAAAGGCCATTATTTATTCATAATTAGATGATTCATTGCATATGTGTAGCATACGAAAGGGTTATACCATTGGAGATTTTAATAAGGAGCTTTATTATTCAGACCGACAAGAGGTGGATGCTGCATATAGTCTACGATGGGATAGTACCAAAAAAAATAAACAATATCGTTCAACCATTGATGTCGGATGGTAGGATAAGATTCTATCAAAGTGGGGAGAGATACCAGAAATATGGCCACCCAAACAGGAAAATAATGTTACAGAAAATTGAAACTAAAAAAGGAGATTTCATACTGATGACCAACGATGATAACTATTACGTCCCCAGATTCGTGGAATATTTCATAAAAGCTGCCACAGCAAGAGCTGGCATGGTTTATTGCAATACACTCAGGAATTTCGAGTACGAGGTTCATAACTCGGTGATAGGATCGGGTGGTATTGACATGGGATCTTTCATAGTAAGGGAAGATATTGCCAAGCGGACAGGCTTCAATCATGAGACGGTCTGTGCTGATGGGATATATGCTCACGAGTGTTATGAGGAATGTAAGAAGAGAAAACTTATTGCAGTAAAGATTGAGAAACCATTATTTATTCACAACTGATGAAATTACATGTTATAGTAGTCGCTTATGAGAGGGTGGTCACTCTGGAGATACTCGTCAAATGTTTCCAGGTACAGACCTGTCCTGACTGGGTACTGCATATTGTTTATGATGGGCCTGCACCGGATTATATAACGCAAGTTATGGGGCCACTGATGAAGGATAGCCGTGTGATATTCTACCAGAGTCCGGAAAGGTATGAGAAATATGGACATCCTAATCGCAGATCGATGCTCCAGACAATAGAGTGTAACACGGGTGATTATATCCTGATGACCAATGATGATAACTATTATACACCTCGTTTCGTGGAGTTCATGCTCAGGGAGGTGAAACCAAACATAGGCATAATTTATTGTGATACAGTACATTCGCACTTTGAATATACTATCAACACCTCAGAGTTAAGGGAGAATGGAATAGACATCGGTGCCTTTATTGTCAGAGCAGATGTAGCAAAGCAGACAGGATTTAATTACGATCATTTTTCTGCCGACGGTAAGTATGCCGAGGAGTGTGTTATCACCTGTAATACTAAGAGATTAGGGTTTGCAAAAATAAATAAACCGTTATTTGTACATAATTGAAAAATATAGTTTAATTTTACATTTTATAACTGTGAAGTTATGATAAAGAAAGTCAAAGGCAAGTTCGTTGTCGTCTCAAAGAAAGGTAAGCGGTTAAGCAAGCCTACCACTAAGAAGAAAGCATTATCCCGTCTGAGAGTTATTGAATACTTTAAGAAATGAATACAGCTTATGTAGTCATAGGGATACGTGTATTGTTGATAGTTATTGTCTTAATAATAAACAATGATGAATAAGTGTAACTGTCCGCCTCGCAGACCGGTAAGACCAAGACCTCCAAAGAAATGAAGTTATCAGAAATACATACTAATCCTTCTAATCCTCGTTTAATAAAAGACGACAGGTTTAAAAAACTTGTCAAGTCAATCAGTGAGTTCCCGAAGATGATGGAGCTTCGTCCTATTGTTATTGATTCCAATATGCAAATATTAGGCGGAAATATGCGGTTTAAGGCACTCAAAGAACTGAAGTATAAAGATGTACCTGAGTTATGGATAAAGCGTGCAGACAGCCTCACAGACGAAGAGAAACAAAGATTTATCATCGAGGACAATGTTCCGTTTGGAGAATGGGACTTCGATATACTTGCTAATGAGTGGGATAAAGAGAAGTTAATTGAATGGGGGCTTGAATTACCAACTGACTTCGGAGTTAAACTTGATGCAGTTGAGGATGATTATGAGATACCGGACGAAATTGAAACAGATATTGTACTTGGAGATCTGTTTGAGATAGGACAGCATAGATTGTTATGCGGGGATAGTACCGATTCAGATAGTGTGGCAAAGTTGATGAATGGGCAGAAAGCGGATATGGTGTTTACTGATCCGCCATATAATGTAGATTATTCTGGCCGAGGCCAGAATAAATTAGGCAAAATAAAAAATGATAATTTAAAACCCGATGATTTCGAGCAGTTTTGCAGAGATTTTTTTATGTCTTATTTTATCTCGTTAAAGCCTTTAGGTTGTATATATGTGTGTCATCCTGATTCTCATTCGCTACCAAAAATAGCTTTTGAAAAAACATTTGCAGAGCAGTTCCAAAAATCAAGCACTATTATTTGGATGAAACAATCTGCGGGGATGGGATGGCAAGATTATAGAAGCCAGCACGAACCAATTTTATACGGATGGAAGGAAGGGAAAGGGAAACATTTTTATAATGGAGACAGAACTCAGACAAGTGTGTGGCAAATAGGAAGGGAAGGACAAGTAACTTATAAACATCCAACACAGAAACCCGTTATACTTCCAGCAAGGGCAATAACAAACTCATCAAAAGAGCAAGATATTTGTATGGATCTATTTCTCGGCAGCGGGTCAACAATGGTCGCATCTCATCAACTCAACCGCAAGTGTTATGGCATGGAGATAGGCCCTAAATATTGTCAGGTAATAATAGACAGGATGCGAAAACTTGATCCTGAAATTGTGATTAAAAAGAATGGAGTATTATATGTCAGCAAAGAAAGTTGATATTGATTGGAGTAAAGTAAATAAATATTTACAATCTCAATGTTCTGGAACTGGGATTGCATCTCTATTGGGTATTCACGAGAACACATTATACAGTCGATGCAAATTAGATAATGGAGTGGAATTTGTGGAGTATTCTGCTATTAAAAAGGGAGAGGGGAAAGAATTACTCAGAGCAAAACAATTCCAGATAGCAATGGAAGGCGACAAAACAATGTTAGTCTGGCTTGGCAAGCAGTATCTTGATCAGAGTGATCATTCTGCAATAGATCATAATGTTAATCTTCCAACATTACCGACAATACAAATAAGAACCAAGAATGGAAGTGATTGAACAGATTATCTCCCAGCCTCAAATGGCAATTCTTACTTCGATAGCAAGGATTAATCTATTTTTGGCTGGTGTTGGTTCTGGAAAGACACATCTGGGAGGGGTTATATCGAGAGATTTGATTTCACGCTTTCCTTCTGTTCGTGGATTTATTGCAGCCAACACCTTTGATCAGCTCAACACCTCAACTCTATTCCGTATCAGGGAATACTGGGAGTCAACAGGAATAACTGAATGGTCGAAAGAGAATCCAACAGGAACTTATGTATCGGGCAAGGAACCGCCATCGCAATGGACTAAATGCAAACGTAACTTTGATAGATTTACGAATATAATCTCATTCTGTAATGGCGCTTTGATATTTACCGGCTCTTTAGATAATGCAATTGCGCATTCCGGGAAAGAATTCGGATGGTCTATACTTGATGAAACAAAAGACTCGCGTGAAGAAGATATTAAAGAAGTTATTATCTCCAGATTAAGGCAATCAGGTATATTTCTAGTTGATGGTGAATTAAAGAATATAGGAACTTTAAGTGAACAATGGAATCCGCTTTATATACTTACTTCTCCCGCAAAGGTTGATTGGATTAATTCCTGGTTTGTACTTGAAAAGTATATAGATGAGATTTCCGCAAAGATTTATTCTGATAAAACATATTTTGAAAAAGAATTTGGTGATAAGAAAGTAGTTATCAGTTCAACTTATCATAATGTTCATAACGTAGGCGAGAACTATATAAAGAATGTACTAGCAAATAATACTGAGGAACGTGGCAAAGCTCTTATCTATGCTAATCCTTTTGCTATAACAGGTGGAGAATTTTACTCATCGTTTAATCGCTTAAAACATGTTAAACCATGTAAGTATAATCCCGCATTGCCTATTCATATATCTTTCGACCAGAATACTGTACCTTATAACTCCGCATCGATTTGGCAGATAACAGGTACAGGAGATATTTGGTATATTAGTTGTGTTGATGAGATTGCTCTGCCAAACCCCCGGAACTCAACAGAAGAGGTCTGTGAAGAGTTTAGTTTGCGATATGCAAGTCACAAAACGGGTGTATTCTATTACGGTGATGCTTCCGGGAAGGCGCGCAGTACTATGAACCGTGACTTTAAACATCATTATGAGATTGTTGAGTTTAAACTCAGAGGTTATTTAGTTAATGGATCAGATCGCACACAAACAAAAAATCCAAGTATTGTCAAGCGCAGGGATTTCCTTAACCTGATGTTTGAAGATAAACTGCCTATCAGAATCGCTATTGATGAGTCTTGTAAGTATCTTATTGGTGATCTTATGTATCTCAAACAGGCTCTTGACGGGACAAAAGATAAGCATATTGTTACTGACAGAGAATCAGGGGAGAAATATCAGAAATACGGGCATCTAAGCGATGGGATGGACTATATTATGACAGAACTCTTTAAATCTTACTATAATGGATAGAGATAAAATCAACCTCGCAAACAGAATCATAAAGGCACAGGATGAGTTGATTGACACGTTTGATGAATGGGTGCGGTTCATTAAGAAAAACGATTTAGCGGAAGCACATTATAAAGTTGTATTGTCGAATGCTTTAAGAATTAAGGTCAGGGATATGAAGAAGGAATATGAGAAGTTAAATAAAAAGAGTGGGATAATACTTTTAAACAGTAAACTAAATTAATAGTTAATAACGAATTTACGGGTAAAACAAACAAAAATGGACAAAGTTAATGGTTTGGAGGTGTTAATAGAGGTTGTCAAGAACAACAAGAAGCACCAGGATTATGTGAGGGTGAATGATCTGGCATTGAAATATTTCCGGTTAGTGACCGGTCAGGGTATTGATAAGATGCTGGCACAGATCATCACCCGTGAGTCGGATGAGGAGTTTGAGCAACGTAAGAACATAACAAAATCGGTCTGTCCGGCAATACTTAACTCTACAAAGTTGCCTTTTCAGAAAGCATCAAGGAAACAGCCGATTGTGCGTAAGATCGAATATGAAGGAGATTCGGAGAGTAAAAAGATAGAGTTGGAGGAGTTTATTGCAAAGTACTGGGGTGATAAGTCCCTTGAGAAATATTTTGAGTATGCCCTGATAGACTATAACTACACCGATCCAAATGCTTTCCTGATAACGGAGTTTGCAACATTCGATCCTATGATTGAGAAAGCGAGTCCTTATCCATTTGTGGCTACATCTACTGAGGTGATAATGTTTGAGTATCATAATGAGATACTCGATTATCTTATTGTCCAACTGCCGATATTCTATCTGGATAAAGGCACTCCGCAGCCGGGATTCAAATATACGATGTATCTCGGCATGGATACTATTGAATTGACACAGGTATCAGAGGATCAGAAATATCTCACCGAGGTTATTGAGATTGAGAAGAAGTTCTATGCTGTTGTCTACTATGAGCCAAAGAATGAGAAGGTGCCAGCTATGCGTTTCGGGTTCATAAGGGATACAGAGACAAAAGGGAGGACGTACATATCGGTTTTTCACAATGTCCTGGCATATCTTGAGAAGACACTGAAGATCGACTCCGAACTCGACCTGTCAACAGCGATGACAGCATTCCCTCAAAGGTTCGCTTATGTCTCCCCGTGTAAGAACCCCGGATGTAATAAAGGGCAACTTTTGGACGGATCGGGCATCTGCCAGGAATGTCACGGGACAGGGAAACAGGCTTTTCACCGTGGCACAATGGATATCATTACACTGGAACTGCCACGTGATCCCGCAGAGATGATTGACCTGGAACAGATGATGGCATATAAGATGCCTCCCATTGAACTGCTGACGTTTCAGAAAGAGTATATCGAATATCTCAAGAAATCCGTCCATGCGATGATGTTCAATGCCGACCTGTTCACCCGTGAGGAGGTGTCTGTCACGGCCACTGAGAAGATCCTTGAGACAGATAATATGAATGATACATTATTCCCATTCACACGTCAGTATTCTTCGCTTTGGGAGTTCACCGTGAAGGATATTGCCACATTCACTGATCTATCTCAGGGACTGGAG